CAATCTGGTCGGCATTAAGGAACCCATTTACATGGGCATTGGCACTTACAGCGGCAGTTCTGACACCACATTTCGCAACACCTTACTCAACATGTTTGTGATTTACGTCTGTTTCAGGACCAACAACATGGCCGGGGGACCCTCCTCGGCCTTCCAGTCCCTCAGGACTTGTGCTTTAGTTTCTGGTGATGACAGTTTCTCTTGTGCGCCTCCCGACGCCAAGGTCTCTCTCATCTCCGTAGCCAAGCTGATGGGCATGAAGTTGGGCGGCCGTACTTATGAGAACGGCTCCACCACCTTCCTAGGCAGGTTGTACCCGGACCCTTACGCAGGTCCCGACAACGTTGCCGACATTACCCGCTGGCTCAAGTCCTACCACCTGGTCCAGCGCGTTCAGGGGTTTTCATTGGAGCAGTCCATGTCTAACAAGGCTTATGGTCGCCTCATCAATGACCCCAACACTCCTTTGCTGGCTGATTATTGCAAGGCTGTTCTACGAGAGCATCCCATCACCCACATTGACCCCCGCTTCTTTGATGACTGGACATACAACAGTCTCACGAGCGGGTACAACTACTCTTGCACCCTGGACGACGACTCTCTCTCCGCTGCCATCATTACCTACACAGGTATGGATCCTACGACTTTCAGTAGTCTCCGCAGCCTTTTTGCAGAGGTCGTCCCCAAGGTCGGCACCACTTACTCAGTCTTAACCCCCGTGTTCTTTACAGCTCGCCCGGGGTCGCTGGTAAACGGTGTCCCCTTCGGCGGCAGCGCCCTACCCCGCCCTCCTCTTGCCTTAGACAACTCATTGGTCAAGCAAGAGAAAGCTGCTATCGCCACCTCTACCCGCCGCGTTAACGCCGCGCTTCGCCTCGCCAGTTCCTCCCCCCCAACTCCAGTGTCCGCCGCCTCTTCAGTGAGCTTTAGCAGCACTCGTAATGAGTTGTCCGGTGCGGGACTCCAACCCGAGGCCAGCCCAGACGCAACCGCCCAGGATGACGAGGTGCCAGCAGAGACCGTCGAGATCCTTGAGGCCATGGGCTTCATTAAACCTCCTCCGG